ACAATATTTATAACTTTTGAAAACACTAGTTTTCGCCTCTGCGATAGGTTACGGGCTGCCAGAGTACGCCAGCGTCATCATAAAACGAACTGTTGCGACCTTCAGGGTCATCAAGTCCGTTATCTATAAACCCAAATGGCGCCATATCCGATTCAATCGCATTTTGTTGCTCAGAAAATAATTGTCCACGCACATCAACATCTGTTAATTCTTTAAAATATCGTTGATTTGATAACCACGCAAATATCACTAAACACATAACTAAATCGTCAGTAGCGCCTGGTTCTGCCTGAAATGATTTTCCTTTCGCAATAAAAGTAGACAATTCGGCAATAATCTCAAAGTCATTGATAATCAATTGGTCTCCCTCAATTAAACTTTTCAAGTTAGAAGTTCCGATTTTTTTCGTACCTTTCGTCATTCTCAAACCCAATTGATTACCTCGACCACTAAATCCTCCACCTAATACCTGTCCTGAACGACCTCGTTGTGTAACCATCATCATATTATCATACTCTAACTCAAATTGCATACTATCTGCAACTTGTTGCCCCAAATCGTTTATTTCAATCAAAACATATGCTGTGTTATAATGTTTTGCGACTCTTTCTATAATACTTGGAAAAACGATTGGTTTAATATCGTTATCTCTGAATTTAGCAACTATCTTATATGGCGCTTGCGTTACATCTACAACAACAAACGCCGAATAGTCATTAGAAAGTCCTCTCGAAACATCAACTGTTACTGTATAAGTGTGGTCTTTTTTTGGTAACTCATATACATCTAATCCGCCACTTCGTTTTGGGTTAATAACAGCCATTGTTTTAATTTTACTTGCATTGATAAGAGTATCCATACTACCAAGGAACTCACATTCAAACTCAGTCTGAAATTGTGCTTCCGATGTATTTCGTATTGTTTGTTCTTTCCACTTTTCATCTCGACCAGGAACTTCTGACCAATGAACTTCGATTGGTACATAGTCGTTTCGTTTGTTCTCTGCATCAACCCACAGCTTATAAAACATATTCATTCCGTGTGGAGTAGAAACTATCATCACTTTAGATGATTCACCAGATGATATTGTAGGATATACAGAACTAAAGAATTCTTCTGCAATGTTATTTGGAACATAGGCGAACTCGTCAAGGAATATGATATTAAAGGTACTACCACGAACAGCACTAGAAGATGTACTCGCCGCTACGATTTTACTTCCGTTTTCTAATTCAATAGAACCTTTATTCCAGTTGAGAACGCCTTGTTGTAACCATTTAGGCATATGCTCGTAAGCCAATTGCAATCGTCCTAGCAAATCTCTCGCAGTTGAGGATTTGTTTGCCAGGATTGCAACATTTACATTATCGTTAAATAAAACATAATGTAAGAGGTAAGAAACAATGATTGTTGATTTTCCACTCTGCCTCGGTAATTTGCAAATCGTAAATCGATTATCGTGGAAAGTTTCGACCATTGTCCGCTGAAAATCATACATCTTAAAAGGCACAAGACCTTTATCGATTGTAACAATTTTCAAATAAGTTGAAATGAAATATTTTGGGTCATCTAAACATTTGATGACCTCTTCAATCTGTTTTTTTGTAAACCTAGTTTTAGTATGACCCTTTTTTAAATTAGGGTTTCCTAAATATTGCTCTTTATTACTCATTATTTTTTTATTGCCCTAGTTATTAAAAGTACAGCAGAATACATAATCAGTCCATAGATTGAAACAAAAATCAATTCTGGAATATACTGAAATATATTATAAGTTAAATCTATTACCGCTTCGACATCGCCCATTTCAGCGCCAGCGCCATCATCAGCAAAATCTATATCATCACCTACGACAATAGTTTTTGTAAAATCTCCTCCGACATCACCAACATTTTGTTGTATATCTAAAGTATTATCATCATCCATTTTGTTTTTTATCTTTTAATAATTTTTGTAATTCTGTCGTTGAACCGACAAACAATGCGTTAGTAACACTTTTTGGTCCTGTTTTGGGCACTTCTTTAAGTTTCTTCAATTTTTCTTGCATTTCGAGTAAATCTTTAGAAACATCTGCAACCGTTTTTATCAGTTGTCCTGCAACCTCATAAGCACGAGGATGTTCTCCTTCTTTCGCTAATGCTAATATGCCATCTATTGCATCATTGCCCTTATCTAACAGTTTATAGAGATTTTCTCTACCTGTTTCAAAATCAACATCTGGATCCTTGTCTTGTGGTACGACTAATTCTGTGGGTTCTTCTGGAGTTGTTGCAGGCAAAACATCAGCTGCAATATTCAAAACTTCATTTAGTTTGTCATCAATATTACTCATAATTTTTTATATAATTAATCAGACATCATTGCCTGTTTCTTCATCATAGTTTAAAGTATCATCAAAAAAATCTAATGTTGTAGTGTATGTATAAGTATCGTCTTTATCAGCCGATGTTGGATTTGGTTGTACAGTAACTCTTTCTTTTCTTGAAGGACCTTGGTCAGATGTGTTGTCATACAAATCAGCCGATACTTTCTTAATTACGGCAGATGTACTGATTGGTCCATATAGATATATCTTTGCTGTAAAACTTAAACTATATGTTATTCTTCTTGTATCTGTTAAACTCCCAGCATAACTATCTTCATAATTAACATTTTCTAAGATAAAAGGTATATCTCTTTTTGTGTCCATTACTGAACTTTCAATCATTGTTACTGTATAATCTGGTTGAAAGTATGGAAGTATTTGTTCAATAATCTGCAAACCGTCATCTGAATTTGCAGTAAAAATATTCAATTCAAAAGTAACATCATATGGTACAGGAGAATATTGAGTGTTCAATTTTGTGGTGTCTGCGTTTGTTGTAACGACACCACGCTTTTGATTCTTGTTCAATTTACGACTAGGGTCATAACTGTATCCATTGATATCAAAGGCCATGCGAGGTAGAGTAATAGCCACACTTGAATCTGTTCCAGTTAAACTTGCTTGTTGGTCTAATCGTGCAATGAATTTTTCCTTTGGCGAATACGACAAAGGTACTTTAATATTCTGTAAAGGATTCCCGCTAGAATCCAAACGCTTGATGTTGATATTATTAAATATCGTTCCAAACGCTATTACAGTATTGCGAATCTGCTTATGGTAAAAGTGTTCTCCAAACATTAGTACTCGTCAACCTCCCCAAACGGGTTTCTTTCGCTGAAATCAAGTATATCATCAGCAGTTGATGTTGTAGTTGTTCCAGCAGATGTTTCAAATGCCTTTCCAGTATCTACTGGTTGTTGAGTCGCCATTGTGAAGTCCTCATTAATCAAGTAGTCAATCGCACCAATACTTGATTCTAATACAAATGAACCAGTTTCATTTTCTAATGCAAACTGGAATTGCATTGTGTCAACTGAAAGGTCATCTTCTGTTGAATCGATTGCTGAAATACCTGTATCGAGTCTTTCAGAAGCATACTCCCATTTAGTACAAGCCAATTTGTAAACTGGCAAGGCACTCTGTTGATAGAACGGCGCTTCGTGTTCTACAAATTGAATCTCAAAGAACGCATTTGTTGTTGGGAAATAAACTAAATCTCCCTCTTGTGGGCGTTCAACAACTAAATCACTATTGTTAGAAACGAGAGTTTCCCATCTCAACTTAGAAACTATAAATGTAATATCATCTCGTAATTCTAAACCAAACTTCTTGATGATTTCTTGTTCGCCCATATATCCATCAGTATTATCTACATACATTTCTATAATATATGAATCGTCAAACGAGCTGGCAGGATCCTCACCAAAGATTGAATCCTTGTTTGCTACTTTTCTTGGTAGATAATAGACATCTTGGCCATAAATCTTCAGTTGTTCGATTATTAAATCTTCGTATAATCGTTGTTCTGAAGTTGTGCCTGTGTCAAAATAGACATTAGTTGGCATTTAGTTATCCTTGTTGGAAATGTGGTGGCTCTTCATAATTAAGTCTTATTTCTTCCTCTAGTTTTTGTTGTTCATCAATAGCGGTAGAAAATAATTCAGGTCCGTTTAGCGTAACGCCACCGAGCATCGCTGTGCCTGAAAATTTGGAAAGATTTTGACCCCATTGTCTTTTTATTAATGTTGTTGCATATCTTTTTAAATAAAGGTCATCAAAAATATCAGTATGGTCGTTTGGGTCTAATTTACGATAACATTCAATAATTATATACTCATCTGCATCAATATCATTTGCCCAATCTTGGTCAATGTATAACCTGTTTGATAGTTGGTTAAATCGTATTGGTTTTTCTCCCACTAATATATGGTCAAGAAAATCTAAATGTTTCATTGTCATTTCATAATGAACAATACTTGTAGATGAAAAATCGTACAAGTCATTTAATCTTAATTGATATCTAACATCAAACATATTTAAGTTTGCTCTGTCAGATAATGGGAATATGTTTATAACACTTATTACAGCGTCTGGAATAACCAAATAATTTTGATTTTCTTCGTATGTTGTTCTTACTAGTGTTGAATCTTCTGTAAGAATAGCGCCGCCATCTTCTGCTTGTATATCACCTGATGTGTCGCCAGATGTTAATGTGCCTTCTTCTAATTCAATATTCTCAGCAGCAGTACCCTTTTCATCAACATTATATGATTTATTTGTAGTCAATCTAGTAACATCATCTGCTGTTACTTTATATTTAAGATACATTCTTTCAACACCATCTGTGTGGTATTGTGCGAAATACTGTAATGCTTCGTCTAGTCTATCTTCAACCTGGTCGTCATCAACATTTACATCAATGACAGGCTTACCTAAATTTCGTAAACAGTATTGTTTTAATGTTTCTCTTGTGTTTGGAATTGCCATATTTGTTGTCCTCTGTCTTACTATTTAGTATTATCCCAATGCAACAGCCTGAGCGATTGCAAAAGCTTTAGTTGCCTTAGTATTAGTGAGAGTAGTATTAGCATCAATTTGTGTTTGAATTGCACTAGTAACTCCATCTAAATACCCTATTTCAGTTGATGTAACCGCACTTACAGACACATCTCCATTACCATCAGATACTATTGCTCTTGAAGCAGTCAAATCTGCCATCTTACTAAACGCAATTGCAGCCGCTGCTTTAATATCAGCATTGACAATATTTGTAATAGTATTATTGTCAGAATCAATAGACTTGTTTGTTAATGTATCTGTTGTATCTTGTAGAACAATCGTACCAGTTGCGTTTGGTAATGATATTGTTCTATCAGCCGTTGGGTCAATAGTTGTTAAATTTGTTTCATGAGCATCTGCTGTTGCACCCTCAAATTTGAAAGAATTTTGTATTTCAATTGTAGTTGAATCAACAGTTGTTTGTGTTCCTTCTACAGTTAGATTTCCTGTAATTGTAACATTACCACTCGAATCTGATGACAACCCAGTTATTAATGAAGCACTCGGGTCAACAAAATCCATTCTCTCAGTTGATGCATTATATTTTAATATATAATTGTTGGACTTTGTTGAAATATTGACATCATCCATATCCAACAACTGAACACCACCACCGCCACCGAGAGTTCCCAGCTGCATACTGGTAATGTGTTTGAAGTTAAGAAACTCTCTGGTTAATTTATCTAAAGTATCAATAGACTTTAATCCAGTTACTTTTTCTTTATCCAACTCATTAGCAATCTGCATCTCATTAATATGGGACATCACTTTGTTAATAATGTCAGGGTCAGATTTTACTTCTTCTGGAGATAAAAATGAATGTAAAGTTGCATTACCCAAGTCTTTATACTTTTCTGCAACAATTCGTCTTGCATTTTCATCAATATAAACTTCTTCTTTAGGAAGATTTACATACTTTTCTGCTATTTGTTCTTTAGTTAATCCTGGGGCAGGTTTTGGGGGTTCTCTTAATATAACCCTCGTAACCTTTTCGATAGGTTCTACTTTTTCTGGTTCAAGTAATAATTTCTTTTTCTTCTTACCAGACTTAGCGGCCATTAAATCATCAAACAAATTCTCTAAAGCGCTTATCTTCTTTTCATCTTCCTCAATCTTTTTACTTACATCTTCTTTTTCTTTTCCAACACTTTCTAAAAACCCTGCAAACTGTTTTTCAAGTTGCCATTCTTTTATTTGTTTGTCGGGGTCTATAGATAACTCTGGTTTAGTTTTAAGTTCACCAGCAATACTTGCTTCTTGCAATAGAGATATTTTTTTTTCAATATCAGTATCAATATCAATCTCTTCCGGAATTGGCACAATAGGAGATTGTGATTGAAGTATATCAGTCGGCAACAAGCTAGACAAAAAATCTACCTGTCTTTCGTTGTCAAGATATCTCTGTGTTGAATTAGTTGACATAACTTATCTAGTTACGCTTGGTGTAACTGTAACTCTTCCTTCAATTCGTCTAGTGATTAATCCACTACCATCTGTTGTTGTTAAATCCCACACATATCGTCCTTCAGTAAGTCCTGATGTTACGGCGTCTGTCAATGTGATTGAACAAGTGCCGTCAGTTCCACTTACAATAGCTGTAGTAAAACTTGTAGCAGTAGATGATAGATGAGTCTTTCTCAGTTTACTTGTTACTGTTTGACCAGATATATCAACAACGGTTCCTGTAGAATCTTTAACAGTTAGTGTTTGTGTGAAATCAGCGTCTTGGTCGATAGTAAGATTTTGTATCGTTGCCATATTTCAAATTCCTATTTGTTTTATATATATTTATCTTATCTAGCGTTTGCGTGTTTAAAAGGCGTTTCTGCGAAGGCTAGGTAGATGTATGTTGCATTATTTTCATTACTGTTATCATCTGTTAATCTTTGTTTAAAACCATTTGATAAAAAATCTATTTGCACCGCAGCAGTTGGATTTGTATATTCTGGTGAAGAAGCATTGGCAAATATAACTTTATTTACAACATTACTAGGCGTTCTTTCCTTATCTGTCATCATCCAATGACCAGTACGACTTGCTGGTTTTTGTATTATAAAAGCTGGTCTAAATCCTGTGTAAATAAATGTTCCATCAGCATTACCATTACCAGTATATGAACCCACCTTTGAAAAGCCTTCTACAGAGTGGAAACAGTAGGCTACGAAAGTATATGTGTTACCATTTACACCTGCGTTATTTCCTAAACTAAATACAGTACTTGTAGGTGCTGTATCGTTCCAAATGTTGGCAACATCTTGTGTAGCTTCCGTAACCTCAAGATTTAATTCTTCTGTTTCTGGTGCTGAAGTATTGCCTGAGTGGTAAACAAACCAACCACTATTCTGAGACCTTGGCTTAATAAAAATCATCTCAGGAGCTTTTGACAATCCGTGTCCAACAGTTGCACCAGATGTAGCATTACCTGTATAAGTAGAAATACTAAACCCAGCATCTGTATTTGCAGAAGTGGATGTCGTGTTTATAGTACCATTAGTATTAGATGAGCCACTACCGTTTGCTTTCCACATCCAAGCAACATAAGTTGCAGAATTTTCATTAGCATCACCAGTATTATTATCTATAGTAAATGTGTTGCCACTAAAAGCATACGAGCCAGCATCATTGCTTTCAGAACTTGTAGCATTTGGTGATAAAGATTTACCTCTAATAATATCAATTAATCTGTGATTTTGTGTTTGACTTCTTGACTTCACCCAAACCATATCAAGGCTAGAGGCATCATCTAAAGTTACTGTTTGGTCTGCGTTAGTATGTGAATATAACTGTACTCCAAAATGCTCACTAGGTGTA